GTAGTTGAAGAAGTAGTTGAAGAAGTAGTTGAAGAAGTAGTTGAAGAAGTAGTTGAAGAAGATGAAGATATTGAAGTTTACATCAACAATGTATTCAAAAAATATCTCAAAAGAGATGCAACTGTCAATGAGTTAAATCATTACAGAAAAGCATTGACATTCCATTGTAATTTAACAAAAGAAAACTTCGTTTTTGGAATCAAAAACTCAGACGAAGCACGTTCATTGTAAATATGATAAATATTGGTTTTTTATCGAAAAAATATTTTGTTAATCATAACTATCAATAACAGCAAACTGACAGGTTCGTTTCATTCCTTACAAAGACGCATCGAAAAGAGCAGCCTACAATCGTAGGTATCAGAAGAAAAGATATGCTAAAAGGAAGGCATCATACTTACACAATAAGAAGGTCAGAAGAGAACAAATGAAGGAATGGTTCAAGTCATTAAAACACACGCTGAAATGTGCTGATTGTAATATCTCAGGTTATCCTCATTCTTGGATTTTAGATTTCCATCATTTAGATTCTTCTGAGAAGTTTTCAATGGTTTCAAAAATGGTTCACGATGGATATGGAAAAGAAAAGATTCTAGCAGAAATTGAGAAGTGTGTTGTTTTGTGTTCAAATTGTCATCGGATTAGACATATCGAGGATGTTGAACTCAACACACGGCTCAAGTCAAAAAAGTGATTTTGATATCAAAAAACATTGATATTTGGGATATATTGATAAGGGGAAAGCCTACGGTGGCTCATTTATGAGCCACATGAGCCAACCAACAAACCGACCAAACCTATCAGTCCACGCTTTACAAAGAGTTGATGAAAGATTAATTGGAGAAGAAGCACAAAAAGTAATTTCAGCAGTTAGAAAAGCATCTGCAAAGTATGGAACAAAATCAGTAGGAATTATTGCACATGACTTAGGCTCACAAAGAGGCCAAGCATGGGGCAATACCAGCAACGGAGATTTAGTAGTTGTAATCGTAAGAAATGGTCAAGTGAAAACTGTTTACCTACGAAGGGCAACACAAACATTCGACCTTTCAGTTTCACGTACAGATGTATTAGTTGATATGACAGGAAGAGTTCTCTCAGCACCATTGAGAAACAATCCATCAGCAGGTCGAAGAGGAAGCAGAAATGCACCAAGAGATATCTTTGCTAACAGGAGATGAAAAAAATGACAAATGTAAAACCAAAAATGCAAGTAACAAAAAACGATGAATACCCACGCCATGACGGAAATAAACCCAAGACAATTTCTGCTGTAAGAAAAGTAAAATGCAGCAGATGTGGTGGGGGCGGTAGAATGCCTTTCAGAATTGACGGTGGTAGATGTTGGGGATGCTTCTCATCAGGAACAGTAAACAACTCATATCGAAAGTGGATTTTTCCTCAAACATGGAATGGAAAAGATTGCACCCAATGGCTTCTTGAGCGTCAAGCAAATCTTGACGAAAAAAGAGCGAAGAAACAAGCAGAAATTAAAGCAAAAACAATGACTAGAGTATTACACGCTAGAAAAATAAATGATGACAAATTAGTAGATTTAATTGGCTTAACTGTTGAGGAACTTTCTTCTGAATTATCTTGGAATAATTTTGTTACAGATGTATGTGCTAAAGCAAATAATTTCCAACTAACACAGGGTCAACTCAATGCTCTTGCTAAATCATACCGAAAGCATACAGATAGACAACAACAGAAGCAAGCAAAAATAGATTCTATGGTAGAAGTACCAACAGGTAGAAACGACATCACAGGAACTATTGTTAGTGTTAAAATTGCTGAAACAGAGTTTGGTACAACTGCAAAGATGTTGGTAGAAGTAGATGGATTCAAAATCTTCGGTTCTGTTCCGAAATCTATTTGGATAAATGAAGAAAGCCTAAGAGAATTAGTTGGCAAAACTGTTCAATTTTCAGCAACATTACAACCTAAAGAATTAGGATTTGGATTCTTTAGCAGACCTACCAAAGCAAAATTAATTTGAGTCCATTCATAACGGTGGGATTTCCCATCATTTTCTATGGCTAAAGCGAAGTCAAAGAAATTGAGAATCCTGTGGGGTTCTGAGCAACCAACTCGACCAACAGGATATGGAACTGTAACTAGAGAAATCTGCAAACGATTAGTTGAAAGAGGACATGAAGTTTTCATAATCGGATGGGATTACAATGGTGAAGATTTCAAACACGAAGAAGGCTGGACTTTAGTTCATGCTGGGATTTCAGGATATGGTGCTGAGAGATTAAGTGGCGACCATAGCCCAACTGTTTTGGAATATCATTTGGCTAGATTACAACCCGATTTATATCTGACATTGAATGACCCATTTTATATTGGTTCATCTGTTGTCAGCACCAATAAAATGAATGTTCCATATGTTGCATATATGCCGATTGATGGATATCCAATTTCATATGCTTGGAAGGATGTTTTGAAAATGCTTCATACTCCACTTTGGATGGCAAAATTTGGAAAATCTGTATTTACTGACTTTGTGAATGAATATAGTAGTGCTGGAAATGCCGATAAGACGCTCAGGGATGCTATGTTAGACCGTTATAGGGGGAATGAGGGGGATATACTGTTACATGGCGTAGAAACGTCTGTATTTGCCCCTATATCGGAAAAGAAAAAGGAAGAGACTAAGCAGATGTGGGGAATATCTCATTGGGATTACATTTTTTGTTCAGTTGGAAGAAATACAAATCGAAAACAAATCCCAAGATTATTAGAAGCATTCAGAAAGTTTCTCGATGAAGTAGATGACCCTGATTCTGTTGGACTTCTACTTCATTGTGGTGATGCATCAGATACGATGGGAATGGGGGGTTGGGATTTACCATTAACTTTGAATCAAATGGGATTAACAAAAAATGTCAGATTTACAGACAAAGGCAACAATCCATTGATGGGATTATCAAGAGAAGAATTAGCACTCGTCTATGGTATCTCAGATGTTCATGTTTTAGCAACAGGTGGAGAAGGCTTTGGAGTTCCAAGTGCAGAAGCAATGTCATGTGGAATCCCAATCATACTTCCTGACAACAGCACAGGTTCAGAATTGACAGGCGGAATCTTACCGGAAGGAAAATCATATGTTGAAGCCAACAGGGGATGGTTGGTGAAATGCATCACTTCGATTTGCGGTGGAAAGTGGTCAGTCAATATGGGATTGGTGGATGTTGATGCTTTGAAATCTGCAATGATTGAATCATATGAAAATGAAGATTTGAGAAAAGAACTTGGAAGAAATGCAAGAGACTTCGCAATCGAAAATCTTGATTGGGAAATTATAGTTGACCAAACAGAAAAAATACTATCCAAGGCCGCCAATACTAAACACCCACTTGGTAAACATTCAACAATGGGAATGAGGCGATAAAGTGAGTAAGAAAAACAAAGTAATTACCTGTGGTCATAAATGGAGATGTGTCTGCGAACATCACAATCTTAGATGTATAATTCCTGTTGATTTTCCACAGGGAGATTCACGTTTGAGATTCGTTTCTGAACTACAAAGAATGGGTGCTGAAAAACATACGAAAGATTCTGAACATAGATGTGAATTATGTGAAAAAGAAAGACAAGATGGAAGAAGGGCTGGGTATTATCAGAAAGACCCAAAAGACGGAAAAGTGAAACCAAAGATTCTGATTGAAAGATTAGAAAAAGAACGTGAAGCAAAGCGGAAATACAAACAATCTAAGCGAGACAGTTAATAGCCCCATAAGAAGAGGTTTTGGATATGGCAGTTCACGCATTCACAGGTGTAACAGGCAAGATAACAGTTTCAGGAAGCGTAGTAGGGTTTGTTAGTGGTGATTTATCATTAGCAGTAGCGACAGGAAAATATGTTACTCTTGGTGGCAACACAGCAACAGCAAATACAAGAGGATTGAAATCAGTTTCAGGTACACTAAAATATGCTTGGGGAATAACTGACTCAACACTTTACACTTATTTCAATACTGATGCTGAATTCGATATAGAGTTTGAAGCAGCAAATGATGGTGCAAGCCCCCCTGTCGGACTACACACATATACTGCTTCAACTTGCGTATTTACAGATATGTCAATCGAAGGATTAGAAGCAGGTTCAGAAGGTGCTTTAATGATTAATGCTTCTTTTGAGGGTTTGGATTGGTCGAGAGTTGCTTAAGCCTCAAATACCACTTCATTCATAACGGTGGGAAATCTGATTTTACAGATAATAAGAGGCGAAAAATATGTCATGGCTCGATTCCGCAATTGAACAAGCAAACAACCCGATTGATGTTGATGTTTCAGGTCTTGGATTATCAGAAGATATTATCCAAGCGAAACCACTATCAGCAGCAGAATTTCAGGTTCTCAAAGCAGAACCCGAAATCGCAAGATTATCAGGAGAAGATAGAAACGAATTACTTGGTTTACGAACCGTTTATGAAATGTTATCCAAGTGCGATAAATCATTATCTTGGGGCAAGTTCAGACAACTTCCAATGCAGTTACTTGGAGAGTTGGCAACAAGAGTTACAGCAGCAGTTGGAACAGGCCAAGACGGTGCTTTGGGAAAATAATAGATTACTCCAAATCAGACGAAGGACAATTTCTTTTTCAGATATTGACCGAAACAGGAATAACCCCTCAAGAATGGCGACAACTAGACCCAAGAGATTCTATGTTTCTTTGGTCGGCTTTTGCAGAAAAAGTAAGGCGGCAATATGAGAGGCAACAAGGTAGGTGAATAGATGGCTAAAGATGTAAAAATGTCAGTAGTCATTGAAGGTAATTCAAAACAATTACAGGCAGCAATGGCGGCTGCTGCTGCTTCATCTGATTCTGCCGGAAAAACAATTACATCCTCATTGAAAAAAATAGGCAAATCTATGGCTAAAGCAAGTGTAGCAGCAGTAACATTAGGTGCAGCAATTACAGGAGTTTTTGTCAAAAAATCAGTTAGCACATTTTTAGAGTTTGAAGTTGCTATGGCAAGGATGGGTGCAACTCTCGGTGAAACAAGTGAAATCACAGGAGAACTCAATGAAAATATGGATGGTCTTGAATCTGTAATCAGGAACATAGCGGCTCAATCTTCTGCTACTGCTACACAGGTAGCACAGGCTGGTAACGTACTTGCTCTAGCGGGTCTTAGCCTAGAAGAATTGGGTACAGAAACAGAAGGTGCAATCAAGAGTTTAGTTCAGTTTTCAGTTGTTGCTGGAACTGATGTTGAAACTGCTGCTGGAATTGTAATTTCTGCTGTCAAAGGTATGGGTCTTGAGATTGCAGATATGGATAGAGTAATGGATGTTTTTGTTGCTACTATGACATCATCATTTACAGACTTACAATCTCTTGGAATGTCAATGAAATTTCTTGCCCCAACAGCACAGGCGGCTGGACTTTCTATTGAAGAAATGGCAGCAGCAGTTGGTGCATTGGGAGATGCAGGTTTGCAGGGTACAATTGCTGGTACAGGATTGAGAATGTCAATTAACAAGTTGTTGAGTCCAACAGATGATGCAAGAAGAGTCATGGATAGACTCGGATTGAACTTCCTAACTTTGACCCCTGCTGGTCAATCAGCCGATGCAGCATTAAGAGCAGTTTCAGCAACAATTACTCAGACTAAAATTGATGTTGAAAGAACATCATTTGCACTTGATATTCTAAATGGAAAATTAGAAGATTTGTCAATTGAACAACAATCTAATTCTCTCGCAATAATGCAGATTAGAGCAAGGGCTGAACGTCAGGGAAGAGAACTAACTGAAACAGAAATAAAAAGAATTGAAAGATTAGAAATGGCTAACAAAAGTTTGGCTGTTGAACAAGCATCAGTTGCACTTGAACAAAGGATTGCTCAAAGAGAAAATAAGAAGTTTACAGATAGTCTGAAAGAACAGGAAAAACAGTTCTCAGAAAACAAAGATATTGTTGAATCTCAAACTATGGGATTAACATCTTTGGTTGACGTAATTAATCAGTTAGAAGCAGCAGGTGCAACAACAGCAGAAGTGCTAGAAATATTCTCAGTTCGTGGTGGTACTGCTATCATGGCTTTACAGGGTCAACGTGAAGGATTTTTGAATCTGATTGACGTTACAAATAATGCAGATGGTGCAACTCAAAGATATCTACAAACCATGAAAACAACTTCTGATTTCCAACTGAAAGTTGTTGCTTCATCCTTTGAAGAAACAAGACTTGTAGTTGGTGAATTATTTGCTGAATTAATTGGTCTTGCAGATGCTAATGATGGCAAGATTTCTAACTCACTAATCCGAGTATCAGAAACACTACGAGAAAATACTGACCAATGGATTGCTTTGAGAGATGCAATTGAAAGAGATATTTTACCTTTGATTGCCGGATTACCTGATTTAGTAGATAGAATGATGGTTTCTTTTGATTTAGCAGTTCCTTTTATTAGAGCATTCGGGAATATAATGAGAGTTCTTGGATTCCTTTTGAAACCTGTATTCTTTATACTTGATGCAATTGCTACTGCTATTAAAGAGTTAGAAAGTAGTAAAATTGGTAAAGTAGTTAGTTCGACATTAACGGGTGCAATATCGGGTGCAGTTGGTGGTGCAATGGTTGGTGGTGGAATCTTTAGTGTTCCATCATCAGTAATTGGTGGTGTTGGTGGTGGATTGATTGCTGGTGGTGTAGAAGCAAATGAACAATATTTCCATAGGGGCGGTGTTGCCACATCAGCAACAAGAGGGGTCTTTGGTGAAGCAGGTCGAGAAGCACTTGTTCCACTAGACCAATATGATATGTCAATAAGTAAGAAATCAGGAATGAATACGGGTTCTCAATCGAATAGTGGATTAACCCTCAATTTTGAGAGTATAACTATCAATGGCGGGGGAAGTATGACAGCAGGTGATGTTCGGTCTATAATTAGTGCAGAAATGCCTAAAATCGTCAAGCAATCATATAGAGGGGCAAGGGGGGTATTCTAATGGCTTCAATCAAACAAGATATTACAAAAACATTCTCAAGAATGGGTAACGGATTAGTAGAATTACAACGATGGTTTCCCGTCTATATCAAGAATGATGGAGTCGGTGGTATCTCAGTTGACCCTGTGCTTTATCGAACTAATTTTGGAAACAAAACACCCGAAGATGAAGGTGGTCTAAATGATGAGTCAAATACTGCTGGTGTAAGAGTCGAAGTCATTGATGATGATGGCTCTACAATGTCAGGAACTTACACCCTGACAATCTCAGGTTCAGGAACACATACACCACTTGCAGAAGTCAACTACAATGGAACTTCTTACAACTTTATGCTGATAGCCCCAACATCTCCTTCTGCATCAACAGATGGCATTTACGGATATTCAAGTGGGCTAGTTATTGAGAATGCAGGTGCATCTCATTCTTCGGGATTATCTTCAAGCCCAACTATGGTGTTTATGACCGTTCAAGAGTTTGCTGAAATGTTAGACACTTACAGACATATTGGGGCAACAAGTAAAGATGCAACAAAACCAGCATTCTTGCCACATGGTTTGACGGGAAGAACGGTAGCAAGTGCATCAGCAAATCCTTTGATGAATGCTGACCCAAGATTGAGTTCTAGTGGTCTAAATAAAGCATCAGCATTGTATGGAAATCAACACAAAGTTAGAGCAACGGTTTTCATGCCTATGATGTTAGATAATAATCAATTTGACAAAAGAATAGCAAATGCAGAAGTTGGTTTTTCATATCCAAGAAGGGATGGTGTTTCAGGGTTTACAGGTTACAAAGCAAACACAATAACAAGATATAATTCTGACCCAAATACTGCTGGAATCAGATACAAAGAAGTTGGATATTCAGGCGACCACAAAACGGGTGCTATTGGTGCTTGGTCTATGCAACGACAAGCAACTGTTTCAGCAGATGGTATTAATCATACGATTCATGCAAACTCAGGCGGTGGTAATTATTATGAACAAGTTGGATATGCAAATGCAGATACTTCTCCTGATTCTGCTGCTGCTTTGAATCCAAAATATAGAATGAGAATGGCTCTTGCTTGTTTTCTAAAAGATGGAACTTACACACTAAATGATGGTGGCACTATAATCCCATATATCTATGATGCAGATAGAACAATTGGTGGTGTTAATTCTCAAACACTTTACGCTGTTTGGGATGGGAAAAATGGTTATGGTAATTCTCAACCCGTAGCAGATGATTGTGATGCTCAGATTTATCCAATGTTCGACTTTGTTCAAGGGATTGTTTCACCAGCATCACAGGGAAATAATTTCGATATTTCTTCTAATGAAATGGAACACGTTATGTTTCCATTAATTGAAGATGACCAACCACTAACAGGTGGTGGTGCTGTAACTGATAAATTAATTCAGCCAAGACAATATTTGGTCAGACCAAATCCCAAAAGAGCAGAAATATTTGCTGTTCAAAAAACATCTGCTGGAATCCTCAGAATCTACATTACAGCAGCATCAGTAACAAGTAATTTTAGAGGCGGTCATGGAATGCCTATTTACATCTCAGGGTTAGGTGGAACATTAGGCACAGCGAATACTAGCAATGCAAGATGGAATGCAGAAGTAGATACTGCGACAGGGGATGATTCGTCAACAAACAATGGAAATGACATTGACCATAATGGCTGGTGGATTATGGATAGGATTTCACAAGTTACAACAGGAACAATAGATGGTGTTTCAGGAACTAAAACATATCAAATGATTGACGTTAGAATTGGTTTGGGTGTATTCGGTGGTTCAGGAAAATCCACATATGAAACAACGGGCTATGTCTGTCAAGGAAGATTACATGGTGCTGAACTTCCTAATGGTTCACAAACCACACCAGCAAATCTCTATGGCTTCGATGAATCTTGGCAGAAAACAACACGCATTCCACAGACAGGAATGTGGCCGATTGGTATGTCTCAGCCCGACTCAAATTGCCCCAAAGGTGGTTCAACAGATTCAACATATCCAAGTAGGCCAACTCAATTTTCTCCCCAACAAAAAAATGCTGATGGAGTATATGTTTTAGGCTCAACTCAAACTCCAAGAAGTATATCAATTAGAGATGAAGGAGATTCTATTTTTCTTGCTTCTCCAACTACTTCAAGTGTGGGTGGTGGAGTTCTAAGAATACCACCACCGATAGGATGGGATTTAGCATCAGTATATTATTCTTCGACAGCAACAACTCCGACTACCTACACAAAAGATTGGGATTGGACTGATACTGCTTCTACACTTGATGGTCTGCCTACATCTCGATGGGGGTTCAGGGGTGTCAATATACCCTTTTGGTCTTTCATAGATGGATTGACGGGAAGGCATGGTTGGGATGTAACAAAACCTGACGGTTGGGCTTATGGAAGAAATAGACCATTCCCAGCACATGAGAGAGTTGGAACAAGAGCAGGTTATTCTCCTTCATTATACGCTGATGCTGGTCTAAATGGTTGGGGCGTTTCTGCTGGAACTAATACACTAGCATCGGGTGCAGAATCAACAAAGATTGGACTATCAGAAATGGGTTGTTCTCCAATATGGTTAGACATGGAAATGAAGGCTTTTATTCCGATTCAAAAAGATAGGCTTCTTTTGATTGAGTTTGACAATGGAGTTACGTTTGGAAAAACAGGCCGACATTCGATGCTAACTCACGGTGGAACAAACAATTTCCTTCAAGGTCATGGCTTCTATTCAATATGGGATGGATTGGGTATTCAAACTCATCCGATAGCAACCAAAGTTAATCTGTTTGGTCAAGCAGATAGTAATTCATCTTATGCTGTGAATAGGCCGACAATTTGGGCTTGGGGAACAGATACAGAATGGTTCACAAATAAGTGGATTAGTAGTGATGAAAATCTATTTCCAACTGACCCATCAGCAAACCCAGCAATACGACCAAGTGGTGCTAAAGGAACAGCAATTGGTGGTAATAATGGTTGGGGAAGTTTAGGAAATCTTTACGGCTACGGAACACCTAGAACCATGTCAGAAGGAATGCACACAATCAGGACAGTTTTTACTGAGGCTGGAATGACTTACATCCTTGATGGAACAACAGTTGGAACAGATACTAATTCAGCAAATGCAGTATGGGGAATGACAATAAAAATTGGAGATTCTATGGGATTGATGAATCCTGTATTAACCCCTATTGCTGTTAATAATAATGCAGGTCAATTAGTAGCACCAACAAGACCCAATTTGAACGTCAGTCAAGCAGATTTACAAATTGACGAAATCATTCTTCGTCAGATTCCAACAAAACCAATGCTACCATTTACAGTTGATTCGATGAAACAACAAATCACAAACGTGGCAAGATACAATTCTTTAGATGTTGAAGTCAACAATGTAGATACGAGTAAAGGGATGAATATCACAGCAACTTTGCTTGAGCCACCAACATCAACACAAAATGGAATTGAGATTGAGGCTTCGACTGTGATTTCAGGATATGATAATGTTGACCTCAACATCTTAGGTGGGTTCGGAACTTTGGATTTGTCAAACCTTCCAGCAACAGCATTGACTAATGGTTTCGTAATCAGATTCAATTTTTACATTCCTGATAATACTCAAACTGAATATCATCCAATTGATTGGAATAAAATTCCGATTGTCAGAAATTGGTCAATCAATTATGATATCAAACCCGATGCAACTTTGACTTGCACAGGTAACACATTCAATGGAGATGTAACTCCACCAATCAATACAAAAATAGGAAATATTGTTTCTTTCAGAATTGGTGCTGCAACTACTGATTCAGATAGAACAATATCATCTGTAAAAATAGATTTTGGAGATGGTTCTGAAAGTGGATGGATAGATGTTGCAGACCAAACTTTGACATCAACAACTTACGATGTTTCTCATGTATATACGGGTGCGGGAACAAAGTCAGCAGTAGCATATGTCAAAGACGATAAAGGAAACATTAGTGATGCTTCTACGGCTATTTCAGTAGTGATTGCAGAAGGACTTCCTGTTGCAGTTCTTAGAGCAAGTCCAGCACTAATTTATGCAGGTCAAACAATAACACTTGATGCATCAAGTTCATACTTAGTTTCTACAACATCAGGAATCAATATTGCATCATATGTTTTCAATAGTGGTGTAAGCGGTGCAAGTGATGTATCTCAATCAGGTTCATCATTACAAGTTACTTATTCTGCTGCTGGTGAATATGCAGCAACACTTCAAGTCAAAGATAATCAAAGCCCTGTAAATACTTCATCAACATCAACTGTTGTTGTCAAAGTTTTACCAGCAAATACAGCAATAGATTTGTTTGCTAATTTGAACACAAGACCAAGTGGTTTTACTGCAAAGAGAAGTGCAAATATAACTGCTGTTTCTGTTTTGGATTCTGAATATCCTGATGTTACAGATATGGGTACTAGAGATGAAAGATTTACTCTAACAGGTTCATTCTTGAAGGCAACAGCAACAACTGATATCTTGCAGATGGAGACATATATTTCTGACGGAACATTGTTGTTCATTGAATGGGAAACTACGAATTGGGCTGGTCAATCTTCGGTACAAAGATTCACAGGAAGAATGATTGATTTCGATTATGAAAGAGAAGGTGGTAGGCATGGAGAAACACCATACACAGCAACCTTCCAAATAGCATCTTGATAAAACGGTTCATTGATAACGGTGGGAGAAAAAAGGTAGTATCATGGGAATAGACCGGATAGACGATGATATGTATGACAAAATAAAATTAGATGTGATGAAATATCACATTCAATATACCTTACAAATTACTGCTGATAAACTTGCAGAAGCGGGGAAAACATTGGGTGATTTACCAATACCTTCTGTTGAAGATATAGGAAATGCAGCATTCGCAGAATTACTTAACGCATCGTCTCAACAAAACCAAACATTGAAAGAAATAACAGAAGAAGAAGGATATTCAACATCAGCCCCAAACGTAATTCTTCGATATGATGAAAGTGATAAGAGAGATTTCAGTAAAATATTTCGTGAATCAATTATTGCTGCTGTAAGTAATGTCAAAACATTTTCAGATAAGTTTGCCTGATATTCTGTAAGAATAGTCAGATAGAGAATATTGATAAAGGGAAACCCCTTCGGACACATTGCGAAAACACGCAACGGAGATGAAAAATATGACAACAACAGGAATAAATGGATGCTATGAAGATGCAAATGGAAACTATTGGTACAATGGAGAACAAGTAACTTTTGAGTATTGAATAAATGAATGAAGGAAATAAAAAAGGAGATGAAAAAAATGACATGGCTATGGAATGAAATGGATGACGAAAATACCCTAATGAATACTGATAATTATGATTCAATTGTCAGAAATCTTGGAGTTGGATATGTAGTTTTGAGAGATTCTTACAAAGATGGTTTTGTTGGTGTAAAATCCAATGACCGTGAATACTTTGTATGCAATGCTTTCAAAGGTGGTTGGGATAACCCAACATTCGATGGAGAAAACCCATCCGGTGATATCTACACTTCTATAATCAGCCCCTATGCTCTACGCTTGAATATTGATTTACTATTTGACAATGATTTCAAATCTGTACCTGTGTTGGCTGATGATAGAAACTTGAATGTTTCAATAATCGGAGTTGACACAAGCCGAGATGAAATTGTTGTTAAAGTTCAATTTTGGAACAGGGCTTACGGAACTGACGATATACTATACTGAAATAGATACCTAACAAAATCGGGGGTCGCCTTCGGGCGACTCCCTTTTTTTTATTTTGAAATTCGATAGATATTCTATTGAACCACGTTTGCCCGATAGAGCCAATATGAGCGACTTCTTTGACTTGATAGTGGAACATTACAACCCAACGTCAGAAGCGTGGGAAAACGTAACTATAACGGGTGTAATCAGTATCAAAGTCAAACACCGATTGAATGCCCCATCCGAATGTCAAATTGTTCTATCAAATGTAAAAGGAAAAAGAGCATTTACAATTTCAAGAGGCGATAGAGTTACAGTCAAAGCAACACCGAATAAATGGATTTCAGGAAGCGTTACAAAACCGTTTGTATTTTGTGGAATTGTCTCAGATATAGAAACTTCAAATTCTACATATTCAGTTCTTGTTTACGATACATTGGGTTTATTGTCAAATGAAATTATATTATCTAATCCATTATCAATATCAACACGTTCAGATGGTGCTTCTGTTCTGAAAGAAATTGTTTCAGGGAGTTCATACAATCTACTAACAAGTCTTGAAAAAATGTTAGGTGAAACAAGAATAATAATTCCAAGTAATTTGAATCTAAAAGGTAAGACAAGATTATCGGGAATGCAATCCGTTCTATCTTTGATTAATGCAACTCCAAATCTGTTCAGATTATCTTCAAGTCTCTCAGAAAGACGTGTTGAGTTCAACAGGCTACCTTCGCTTGATGATACAAATTACACGCCATATATCGCTGGAAGATTACCAAGAACTACTGCACCTTTGGATATCATACCAACTTCAATAATTAGAGAAGAAGATGATTCTGATTTGATTAATGTTGTTTCAGTTCAAAATAGTGATTTAGATATTCTAGTAACTGAACCAGCAATTTTGCCAGCATCACCGATACAAAGATTGTTTGAAGAAAGTATGATTTCTGACGAAGTTTCTGCAAGATTATTTGCACGTCAAATTTTGAATCAACAGGGAGTGGATAAATCAAGATGGATTGTAGAAGCAATCCCAAACAGATTGGATATTATTGCAGGTGATATTATTGAGTTCAAATCTGTTGAAGGTGGGCTTGCTGGAAAACATATGGTTTTCGATGTTACTTGGAACATGACTACGGATGGTTGTGATATGACTTTGACAGTTGGCCGACAAGCCCCTGATTTCATTACATCTATCAGATTTGCAGCAGGTCAAAGTATTTGATTACAAATCTGACTATTACGAATATCAAAATAGTGGTGTTTTAAGCCCGTCTTTTTTTCGGGTGGTATGATTTGACCTGTTGACGAAAAGAAGCCCTTAGAATGCTTGCATTCATATCGGTGGGGGTAAAATCAGTTGTCATGGCCGTAGTCAAAATCAACATTCCATCAAAAAACAGACTTCCTGACCTTTGGGAAGATATTCAACCTGACTTTCCAATGCCTTCTCCAAGAACATATCAGGCCGAAGCATTATCTGTAATCAAATGGGCTTTGGATAATGATGATTTTGATAACATAATTGTTCAAGCACCAACAGGTATTGGGAAGTCAGCAATTGCTATGACTTTACAGAAGTGGTTTCAATCTGCATATCTACTCGCACCAAGTCTTGGTTTGACTGAACAATACAAGAGAGATTATGGTTCATCTTTGAAAGAAATAAAAGGGAGAAATAATTTTCCTTGTTGGGTTAGAGAAGGTACAGCAGAATCAGCACCTTGTTATGGTGCAAAGCGTTCATGTCCTCATACAAAAGAGGATGACCCATGTCCGTATTATGAACAGAAATTTGAGGCTGCAAATTCAAGATTAGTTTTATCGAATCCAGCATATCTTTTCAGATTGATTCAAGGAGACAAAAACTTTGGTCAAAGAGAATTTACAATTGTTGATGAAGCACATGATATGGAATCATTTCTTCTAGGATTATTTGAAACAAGAATTACTCTTGGAGATTGGGCGTTGGCTCATGGCTCAACAACTAATTTTCCAATGCATTATCATGCGGCAGATTGGATTCCAGCGATTACAGAATTACACAAAGCGGCACAGGTTGGAATAGAAATATCTGAACAGAATGAAGATGAGAAAGCAACAGAAAGATATCGAAAATTATTGGGTAAAACTACGACACTTCTTGAACTACTGAAAGAACCAAATCGAGTTGTTGTCGAAAATGAATCTGACCGGAACGGAAGGTATCTGAAAATAAGACCTGTTCGTGTCAACAGGTTAGCATCAGAAATGCTAGAACGTGTCTCCAAAAAACGAATCTTTCTTTCAGCAACAATTCTCGATGTTGATACTTTTCTTTCAGGTCTTGGATTAGAAAATCAAAAGAATCTTTATGTCAATATTACCAAGTCTCCATTCCCCCCTGAGAACTTCAAAATACATTATGCCCCATGTGGTTCAATGTCATATTCAAAGAGAGACAAATCTGTTCTGAAACAGGTCAAAGCAATTGCTGCAATTATGGAAAAATATCCTGAGAGAAGAGGGGTTGTTTTACCACATAGTCATTTCATCAGAAATGCGATTGTGAATGGTTTGAAAGAACTCGGATATGGTGATAGAATTGTTACACATGATTCTAATCCAAGAGCAAGAGATGTTGCCCTGAAACATTTCTTTTCTAGCGAAGATAAAAGTCTAGTTTTGATTAGCACATATGTTGGTCAAGGATTCGATTTCAAAGGCAAGTTAGCAGAATGGTTGGTCATCTGTAAAGTTCCATATTTACCAATCAAAGGCGATGCCGTAATAGAGCAGCGTTTACAGGAAGATGAACACGCTTGGCGGAGTAAGTACGAAGGTACTCTTGATTGCCCTTATGAGCCGCCTACAAAGTATTCTAACGGTATGTGTGGGTCATTCAATTGCCCTGCCCCATGCAAGGCTTGGTATCAACTCCAAACAGGTCTAAAATTAGTGCAAGGTGCTGGCCGAATAATCAGAAGTCCAACTGACAAAGGAGACTTGTTTATCTTGGATGGTTCATGGGCTAGATTTGCTAGAATGAATGCTCGACTTTTACCACATTGGTTTCGGGGTTCAATCGGTGAAACTCCGAATTGGTTGAAGCGACATATTCAGTAAAACTTTGATGTTGGCCTCAACACGTTTATGCTCGGCAAACTCTTGCATCTCCAACTGCACAAACTATTTTCAAAGGCAGGTCATTCCATCCCCATTCAGCCGCTATTCTGAGAGAAGTTATTCTCCTAGAAGCGTTAGAACTGTTTCTTGATTCGTGGCCGCTAAGACCATATCCTGTGATTGCTGTGTAAATGTCAGAAGCAATGTATGTTTGCTTTGCGAATGCTTCCCATTCCCAAACTCTTTCATTGTATGCGATTTCAGAATGTGTTCCTTTTTGGATTTGATTAGTTTCAGATAATTTGAATGAGTAAACCCAATCTGCTTTGTTGAAGTTCCACACACACTTCAATCTCCTAGAAGCATATTGAGCAACGTGAACTAACTCATGTGCTAGGGCTACAATTGATTTAACTGAGCCATCGAAATAAACGTGAACACTTACAGCCGTAGCAAAATCATTTGCATCTGTATCATCCAATTGAACAAATGCTTCTTTGCCTACACCCCATTCGTCATATGTAGTTTTACTTGCACATACAATTGATATTCTGAACTTGTTCAATGCGATTTTACTAACACCTTCTGTTGTTAATGTTTGAAACACACTTTCTGCAACATTCTTTGTTGTGTAAGGTGCTGACATATTCTCAGGATTATAGAAAATGATAGGCATTTTATATCCATCCACTAAAACGGATTCCCATGATGTTTGTGTCTCTTGCGTCTTGCTCATGTAATGAGCAAGGGGGGCATTCCCCTTATCAATGTTTAGGCAATATCAATGGTTTTTGATATCAAAATTGTATTTTCTATCCACGCCAGCCATGTGATTCTTTCATAATGGTGGGCTAATCCTGATTGTTCATGGTCGAAGATGCGATAATTGTAAGGCAAGCCCGTAGATGGATTCGTAAACAGGCGAAGGGGGATATGCCTGATGAATTGTATTCTGCACTAGCAGAAGGTGCTGATGGCCTTGAAAAAAGACAAATCAAAAGTCTTGCTAAAGTCTCAAGAATTGTTGCTGATAATGGAACAATTCGACCATACAACGATTTCAAAAAAGATTGGAAATATACCAAGTCAATCTATGGTCATAGAGAGTCATGTTCGTTATGTGGAAAAAGACCGATAGTTGAGAATTGTGTTTTACGAGATGAGGATGCAGATAGAGAAATCATTGTTGGAAATGTATGTGCATATAGATATGTAGAAATCACAGTTGATAATCGAGTTTTAGATGGTGAAGAAAAAAAGGAATATCTCAAGAAAAATATGAAAGAAGCCAAACATAAATTTAACCGAACTACTTTCACTCAAAAATATCCATCTGCAATGTCTGACTTGAAAAGATATGAACAGATGATGACGAACAATAGATTTCTATCTCAACCAAGAAAAAAACTATGGAAATCTATTCATAGAAACATGGTCAAGAGATTAATGTCTCATGGTTATCCAAGTCCTAAATTAAGCAGACAATGGGAATCATTTATGATTGATGCAGAAGAAGAATATCAAGAGTATTGTCAACAAGAAAATGAACACCAAGATAAGATAAGAAAACTTGTAGAAGAACGACAAGAAAGAAGAAGAAAAATGGCTCAAGAAATTGCTAATAAAAGACAAGAATGGCATGAGCAAACTAGGAAGTTTCAGATGATGGTTAAGTCTCTCGATAATCTAAGTTCATGGGAACAAACAATGTCCGTTAGAGTTGCTCAAAGAATTAAAAATCAAGGAGTCAAAAGATTGGATTCGGGTTACAAGAGATTTTACCAAGAAATAGTAATTAGATATGCTTTAGAAACGGGGGATGAAAATCTCCCATCAACACCACTATCAGAAGAGATACAGGGGTGGGATAAAACAAGATTAAATGGATGGGAAAATGATTTTGTAAAATCAATAATAATCAAGGCAATGTTGAATCGAGAAATGACATCGAAACAGATGGAAATTATTGAAAAAATTAGGAAGAGATTGGCATGAGATTTTTAGATGGTAAACCAATTCCTAAGCAGGTTCTAACGCCTGATAATAGGAACTTAGGTTCTCCCTCAAGAATAGCAGATGTGTATGGTGTAAGCATCATCGAAAAATGTCTAAATCCTGATTGTGAGAGAGAAGCAGAAATGGATGCATTACTACTATCTCCGTTGAATCAATTTCCCAATATTGTAGTCATATGTGGAGACAAAGGTTGTGGAGTTTATTGGACTTTGATTGGTTCTCCACCAAAAGAAACAGTATGGCTTCATATCGAGGATTGAAAAGGGTGGGATAAACAGGTGGATAATATGGAAGAAAATCAGATAGAAGTTTTACAGTCATCAGAAAGTGCAAGTAAGTTTACAGTTATGATTGGTGAACATGAAGTTGTTCTCACATTTTTGTCATCTAAGAAAGGGAGAATTGACTTCTCAACAGACATAGATGGGAAGCCAAAAGGAAAACTAAATCTTCTATCTCAACACAGTATAAATCGGTTCGTTTCTGCTGCTGGTATTGCAGAAGGTCAGAAGCAACTTTTCAAAGATACATTATTGGAAGTTGGAGTTATCATTAGAGATGCTAAATATACACCAGCACCCGAAGTTGTGAAGATTCCTGAAATTGACAAATATCTTGGTCAAGATTCTACATTAGGAGTTGTTGATGCCAACACGATGGAAAAGTTTCTTGCTGACGAATTGTTGTTGGATAAAATCAACAAAATATTACACGAATCAAGAGACACGCCTTTCATTGGTGATGATGCAAATTTATTGTTGACTTTTCTAGTTATTATGTCATGTAAAACAGACAACCCATTGAACTTGGAAATGGTAGCAACTTCTGCTGCTGGAAAAACATACATGGTTTTGACTGCAAGAAATGGTGTTCCAAAATCAATGTGTATGGTTCTTGCAGGTGCAAGTAGAGAGGCTTTGAAATATGATTATGATGAGATTGATGATGAAGGAAATTTCATCATTCACGTTGATAACAAATGCATCATAATTTTGGAGAAAGATGAGTCATATTCTTTTGTCAAAAAAATGAAACCTTTGATGTCAGGTGATGATGATGAATTGGTTTGGAAAACACCAATCAAGAATGACTTGACAGGAGAAATAGAAACAAGAGATTTCATCATTCGTGGTCAACCCTCATTCATTACTTTGACTACAAGAAATCCAACAGAACAAGAGCAGATAACAAGAACTCTTTTGATGACTCCTGATACTACTGCTGGCAAGGTTGCTGATGTTGTGAAAAACTCTCTTTTGGCTAAAGCAAATCCTGACTTATTTCGGGTTCACAAAGACCTTACTTTAATGCAAGCATCCATGCTTTCGCTAGGCAAATATAGAGTTAGAAATATCTTCGCCCCTCAGATGGCAGATTTCTTCCCATCAAGGTCGGCTCAACATCAAAGAGATATAGGAAAAGTCCTATCAATTATTGACTCGATTACATTACTACATCAGAAGCAAAGACCTATTTACACGAATTCAAATGGAGAAGAATTTTTACTTGCATCTATTGAAGATAATATCATAGGTTTGGTGTTAGCAGATTTGGTTCTTAGAGCAAGCCTTTCAGGTGTACCCGATGACTCTTGGGCTACCTTTACTCAGATGATTAAAATGGATGAGTCTAATAGGGCTTTAACGATTGATAATATACTACAATGGTTACACATCCATGCCTTCTCTCTTTCAAAGAATGCTTTGGTAGAAAAACACCTTCCAACTCTTGAAGATTCAGGTCTAATAGAAGTTCTTAGAAGAGGCGGTGGAAGAGGCGGAAAAAAGAAAACTTACAAGATTGTTAAGACAAGAAAAGGACTCATGGATAATTATTCTTTGACTCCATTATTTGTAGAAGGAATCCGAAACAGTTTGATGGATATCATCTCAGAATATCGAAGTATAATTAACAAATCAGAAGTTCCAAATTCTGTAAGAAAGTTAGACAAAGGAGAAGGTGTAATATTGAAAGATTTGGGTTGTCAAAACAAAAAAGAATCTAAGGTTTGGAGAAGTCTTTTCTTGCCGACATATTTTCGACCAATCAATAAAGACACGTTGATGTCAACAATCATTGGAGATAGTGAACAGAAGGACATTTTGTTTTCAGGAAAATCTTGGTTAGATGATGAACTAGAATCAGATGCAACTCAAGATTTAGAGAAACATCGAGTCATAAAAGAAAAAGTTAGAGAAGCATCCAAAGTTCATGTTAATGCTGACGATAACGATGTATGGGATGCTCTCATGGAAAATCATTTTTCAGATGATGATTTAAATCCCACTAATCATTCATAAGGGTGGGAGAAACGGATAGGTTTTATGTCGCCTAAAAAGACCCCAAGTAAATTGCCAAAGTATGCTGAAAAGAGATTACGCCCATTCATAGATAGTGGGATTTCAAAAGGAATCTTTACTGATGATTCCACAGTAATTCAACTGTTCGCAAACTTTGCTAAAGACCCAACAAATAAACCACAAATAGATGCTCTAGGTGGAATGAAAAGTGAGATAGCACAGTCATTCGTTACAGATGCAGTTCTGATAGATTTAACCAGCATTCTAAGACAGAAAAGATACACAGCACACGTTGATGTTTTTGAAGTTGCACATAGGACAGTTGGAATCAATAAAGGCAATCCTCGACCTGC